CTTCAGGGTCCAGTAGGCTGAGTAACGCCTCTTGTGCTTCAGTTACGCTCCCCCCTAATGCGGGGATTGGTTCTGTAGCAGGATGCGGGGCTTCTTGCGTATCCGCCATTTTCTAATTCTCCTATAAGTAAGGGTGTTGCTTGTCTAATACTTCAGCCATGTGTCCTGTCTCTACAATGGACCTTATATGGCCGTGTATCCTTTCTAGCAGCCTTATTGCTAACCAGATGGATTCTCTCGCATCTATGTCGTGGGAACCGCTATGCTCCCACTCGCTCAATAATTCTTTTCTTAATGCTTCAAATGACTCCACAAACAGCGGGTCATTCATCAGGGCTTTAGCCCTGCGTTCTCTTTCGTCAGGTGTCATACTTACTGCCTTATCAGTTTATTTAGCTCTTTCTCTGCGTTCAGTTTTTTCTTTGCAGCACGTTTCTCGGCTAATAACTTCCGGGGATGCTTGCCTCCTCCACCTGTAGGGCCAAGTTCAGGGGTAATATCAAAAGTGCGCTTACTCATAAGATTTCTCCTATGTTGGTTAGAACCTTTATAAGGTCCAGTTTTTACGCGCTTACCCACTATGTATCTCCTAAAGCTACGGCCCTATTTTGTTCTCGCTCAAGACTCAGTTCCTGTACCTTCAGTTGTGCATCTACTGCGTCCTTCTGGTACTCCTGCTGAATCTTCTGCATCTTCACCTGAACATCAGCAGCCTTTATTTCAAGTTCCTTCTGTTTAAGCTGCATATCCATCTGAGCCATTTGTTCCTCTGGAGATGGCCCTTCTTCTTGAGGTGCTTGTTCAGGGTCAGTTAGGAAGTCCTGTACATTCTGGAAACCCATGTTCTTTAATAGAGCGGCCCCCATGTTGTACATATTCTTCTCACTGACTATCTTCAGCCCTCCCTTCATGGCTTCTCCGGCAAATTGAAGCATGGAGGTGAGGTGCATAAGCTGTTGGTCTTTATTTCCGTGTCCAAGGCCAACGGCTACGGTACAGTCCATCTTGTCTCTCCACATGTCTGGGCGTACCGGAACCCATTCATTTCTCAACTTAACAACTCTTTCCTTGTCCTGATTCTTCTGGAGGAGTTCATAAATGCAAAGCATTAAGTCCTTAACTCCTGTCTCTGCAAAGTTTCTGGCAATGAGTTCTACTCTGGACTGAGCAGCAGTCATTACAGAATTAACAGCAGTAGCAGTAGTATGAGAAGTAAGGGCATTATCGTTGAGTCCTTGAGAGTATTTGTTTACACCTGCGCGAGACTCTCGTATCCCATCAATGTATTCAAGCATCTGGAAGGAATAGGGTTCCAAGGAAGGTGTGGCTAGTGGGGTAATAGCATTTGGAGACTTAACTCTGACCACTCCGCCCGGTCTTTGGGTCAGGAGGTCATCAAGATTTGCCTGTCCTTCCAGAACCGCATATCGGCCAAAGTTCTGGTTGTACATGTTATCCATGAGGTTACGTAACAATGTACTCTTGATTAACTGTAAGTCCATAACAAGGTCTGCAACCGAAAGGCCAAAGAACTTGTGCGGAATTTTTACTGGGGTGATTGATACAAATGGAATCCGATCTATCTCTTCGTTAGCAAGGACAAGTGAACCCACGGTACAGACCTTCCTTAATTCTGTAATACCATCCCCATTGTAGTCTGTCCTGATGTAAGATTCGTGCAGCCAATAAGTCCTTAACCCGTCTTCTCCATAGGTATCATCTCCGCCCCATCCTTCCCAGTATTTGGCAGATTTGTCAAACATGTACCTTTCCAGTCTTTCCCCTGAGAAGGTTGCCATGTCATCCCCACCACCTTTCATATCCTCTACATCTAGGTTTTTATCAGGGTACATCTCGCGTAACTCAGAGAGAGTCTTTATCACTCGGTGACATACGAAACGAGAATCTTCAATAGTTTTTGATTCCCTAGATATCAGGAACTCACTGGGGGGAATAGACTCTACTGCAATACGACCCTTGCTCAAGTCCCTGCTGATAACTACATGATGGCCTTCTGCGTACTCCTCTCCGTAATCCTCATATGTTTCGCCCGGAGCCGTATGCTCTATGACTTCTACCAGAGGGTCATTAACCAGAACAGCTAGTTCATCATCAGTAAGGTTCGAGTATTCCTCTCGATTGTGTTCATTAGTCTCATCCCACCAGACCTTTAGAATTCCATTTTTAGACAGAAGAGCATCTGTAAACCATGAATAGAGAATCTCCCATCCATTGTTATCTTTCTGAAATACATAGTTTACGTAATCAGTAGCCTGTTTAGCCGCTTCTACATCTTCGGGTCCATGTGGTTCAAAAACAACCATGTTATCCCCGGAGGCAAATATACGCATCAAAGAGGGCTTTATCCACTCTATAGTGTCTGCAACAGTTGTATCTACAAACTGAGAACGGCCATCAACCTCATTACCAAAGGGAAGACCATAGTAATACTGCATGGCCTTTTCGCGCTGTTGGGATATAGTATCTCCCAAATAGCCCAAAGAATCGGTTATTTCTCCCCGAATTCTTGTGACCAGTTCTTCTTCTGTAATTTTAGATGATGCCATAATTCTGATATTCTAAATCCTTTGTCCATTGTGGGTCGTTACCAGATACGCCAAAGCGCATAGCCATAAGTGCATATCTTGTAGCCGACATAAGATCATCCCTTAAAGGAACAATCTTCCCCTCTTTTCTGTGGTACATTCGGAACTCTTCAAACCATTCTCCTAAAGTGGAGAACACCTTCAACTGCCCGTTCTCCATTTTCTGGAGAATATCCATAATTCCGACCTCTATAGAGTTGCCACCCTTCTTCTCCCCTAAAGCAGGGGGGTTTTCAAAATGAAAAGGGAGCATATTACAACCTAAATTACGGTACTGTTCCGCTAGACCAGGATTACCCATAGAATCTCGTCTATTGCCGTCATGGGGCCAACTAACGGGGATAAAATTGGGCCTGTTGCGTATAATCTGGGCATGAACAGCAGGCGGAGCCTTTGCCTGCCTGTAACAGTCGTAAACATAGTACACATCCTCTTCCCGGTCCCATGCAGCCCATACGCAGGCCGTAGGATGGTCAAAACCAAAGTCAATCCCGCATATACGGGGCCAATGATCCTGTATTTCGATGGGATCAGTGATTACCTTCTCCTCTGGGACTGGAAATACAAGCCCAGAGCCTATAGAGGGTCTTCCATACCTCCTCATTTCCCTTTCGTGCGGGGCATAAGAGGAGATAATCTGCTCCATGACCGCTTCATTCAGGTGTCCGGGGTTACCATTCATGGACATGACTCTCTCAGAAGCATCATCCCATGTAGCGTTGTCCAGAGACTGGCCCGGCTTTATGTTGTTCATAAAGGAGGCTACCGTTTCTGTCATCCCCTGCTCCGGCGTAAAGGTCATATATACCATGCCCTTACGGTCCAGAGTCCTCGTTACTGCTTGGGAGTATAGTTCCCTGCTTGGCTCTTCATCTAGCCAGATGCAGTCTACAGACCTTCCCTGCCATTTCTCAATGCCCATTTCGTAGGCTTTGAAGAATAAAGATGAGTTACCCCCGGAAACGTGCCGAATAAGGGCTACGCTTTTGGCGTTGGGAACACCGGGCTTCCGTTCGGTCTTTATTATGTGTTTTTTTGGCACGGTGCCTGACCCGAAAGCCTCTGGATCATCGGGGGAACCCAATAATTCAAACTGTACTATGTCACGGGTGGTTTCGTTTGAAACTCCTCCCGCCCAACCTACAATGGGTTGGGTGAATCTTCTTCCTTCCCACCACTCTGGATATAGTCCAGTCAGGTGGTAGGACATCTCCATGCTCCCGCAATAGGATTTTCCTATGCGGTTAGCAGCCATCAAAAGCCGTTGATTACAGGAAGCCCCTGTAGAATGAAAAGCCAGTTGGTAGGGGTACGGATCATAGTTGTCGATCCTATTGTATCGTTCCCGCTGCCGTATTAGTCTGGCTAATTCAACTGCTTTTTCTAGTTCTGCTTTTGTAGCCGCTTGCGTGAATTGCTCTGGCTTGCTTTTCAGCACTGGATTTACGTGCATAACATTTACCGGATTTCCCGTATTTCCATCCTTTGTTTCCGTTCTTTAAGGTACAACGTTGAATGGGCATTCATTCTCCCTTCCTGGGTTTCTGTATATGAATATGGTTCTTGTCAGGATCAGGAAAGAATACTACCCCATATCCTAAAGGAGACAAGGCAGCCCTGAGTAAGGTGTAGTATAGCCAGTCCTTCGCGTAATCCCCTGACAGCTTCAGATCAAAAGCATTACCGGTCAGGTGCTTTGATACCCTGCTTCCTCCTGCAATAGCGTTCTGTTCGGGAGTTCTGTGACCATCTGTG